GCGACGGTTCCTAGAAGTCATGGGGCACAATGCCACCATTCGCAATTTGGGTCGCCCCCGTGAAGGCGATATCATCTACTTTGACTATCCGTATAACATGTTTGAAATCAAGTATGTGGAACACGATAACCCGTTCTATCCATTGGGTCAGCGGTACTCGTTTAAACTGTACTGTGAAGCCTTCAAGTACACGCAGGAAGAAATGGATACTGGAGAAAGTGACATGGACGCTGTAGCGGCTGTCGTGGCAACCTACAAGAAACGCTTGACCCTTGGTGGCGGAAGCGGAACCTATACCAAGGGCGAAGAAGTATACGCTGGCTTGTTGGCTAACCCCCATGCCGCTGCCAGAGTTGATGCGTACACAATCACCAATGACGCAACACCTATCAAGTATCTAACAGTCAATATGAACACTGGCTCGTTTGATATTGGAGACACCGTGATAGGCAAAACCAGCGGTGCGTCTTACACTATTACAGCCATTACTGATACCGATACCCGTACCACGAACAGCAACATTCAAGACAATGAGGCTCTTGATTTGGAAGCCAACCGCGACAACATTTTTGATTTTAGCGAAAACGATCCGTTTAGCGAAGGCCCATTCTGATGTTCACACAGTTCTACAACCAAACCATCCGTAAAATGGTGGTAGCCTTTGGTTCCATATTCAACCAAATACACATTTCTCGTACAGAGAGCAGCGGAACCAAATACATTGAAGTGCCTATTGCATACTCACCCAAAGAAAAGTACAAGGTGCGTCTTGGAGGCGATCCGTATCTACAGAATCCGTTTCAAATAACTCTGCCCCGTATTGCATTTGAAATCACAGGATTTGCATACGATCCGTCTCGTAAGCGAAACTCTGCCCAGCGGAACATTGTACGAGACACCCAAACATCTGCGATGAAATATACATTTGCAGAAGTGCCGTACAATATTGACTTTGGGCTGTATGTGTACACCCGAAACATGGACGACGGGCTGCAAATTATAGAGCAGATACTTCCGTACTTTGCTCCTGAATTTGTTGTGTCTATGAACTTTGATGCTGTGAATACAAAAGTGGATGTGCCCATCTACTTGAACTCTGTCACATCAGAAGAAGACTACGAGGGAGATTTTCAAACCCGCCGCAGCATTATATTCACCCTGAACTTTACCATGAAGTCGTACCTTTTTGGTCCTGTTCGTAGTTACAACGAAATTCGAAAGGTAAACTCGCGGTTCTTCGATATGTCGTATTATGACGGTGGATATACCGCAGGATATACTGGTGCAGGATCAACTGCGGCTAATCTGTTCAATGTGTTTGTGGGTATCAGCGGAGCAAGCGGAGCAAGTTCCGACAAATACAACTACTCTCCGTATGCCAAGATATACCAAAATGATTCGGGTGGAGGCTCTACATACGCTGCGGGTATGGCATCAGGTGGTGTAACTGTGGGCTGGTTTGGAGTTAATGGAACAACACAAAGTGCAGGAGGTTTCTATGGCTGATGGATTTGAACATATTGAATCGGTGTTGAGTGGAGTGCCATCAGAAAACGAATCACAGCCTGTAGTCAAGTCTTCTCCTATTCCTGTGGTGCGGATTGAGACTCCACCACTAACCCAAGAGTGCTTGGAAAAAGACCTGAAACACGACTACGAAACGGTTCGTAAAAACCTTCGTGAACTGGTTGAGAGTGGCAAGAACGCACTGGACGGAGTGTTAGCCGTAGCCCAAGAAGGCGACTCGCCCCGTGCGTATGAAGTGGTAGCCCAAATGATTAAAACACTTTCGGAAACCAATCGTGATCTGTTGGACATGCACGACAAGATGAAGGGTATTCGTAAAACTGAAAACAACACCACAAACAACACCACAACAAACGCCATTTATGTGGGGTCTACCCGTGATTTGCAGGATATTATAAACAGTGCCCGTTCAAGTAAAAAAGCGTTTATTGAAGCGCAGGTGGAAGACGCGCCATAAATACTAGACGGAGGTACGGCGTGAGTACAGTATTAGCCATGTATTGGACTGCTTTTGTGTTGTGGATAGGATTCAAAACTTCAGCGGTATACGAGTATTTGCGCCTGCTGCCGTTTTGTGAGCGATTATTTCACACACGGGAATACGCAGAGTTCCGTAAACACGACATGACTTTACGGTACGGCGAGTTCCTATCCATGAAGTACCCGTCTTTTTTTGTGCGTATGTGTGAATGCCCGTTCTGTATTGGTGTGTGGATAGCATTTGCTGGGTGTTGGGCTTTTGGATGCTTTTCCCATATGCCTGCGGTTTACGGAGGCGGGCTGCTTTCGTATTTACTGTTTGCTTGGGCAATAAAGAATCTATCACATGAATGAGTACACCTTTGAAAGCCCTGTGGATTTGGTAAAGCACCTGTACGCAGGAGAAAATACTCCCACAGGAATATGCCGTGCGCCTAGCACTTTGTTTGGATGGTATTCCCGAGCCAAACGAGTCTATGACAACTCTCTGTGTGCCACTTGCAAGCAAAATATAAAAGAAGAAGATGTGGAAAACGAATACACCAAAATCGTGCAGTACCCCGACACAGAAAAAAGAAACGCTGTACTAGCAGTTGGTGGTGTGTTTACTCTGAAACTGCGTGGAACCGTCTTGGGAAAGGTGGATGCCTGTGAATAAAAGTCAAAAGTATCTGGGCAACTCTAACCTGAAAGCCGCAGGGGTAAATGTAAACTTTTCCGAAAAGCAGATTGAAGAGTATGTGAAATGCTCTCAAGACCCCCTGTATTTCATCAAGCATTATGTGAAAATTGTATCGCTCGACAAGGGCTTGGTTCCTTTTGAGCCGTATGAGTTTCAGGAAGAAATGATTGAAGCAGTACACACCAACCGTTTCGTGATCTGTAAGATGCCTCGTCAAAGCGGTAAGTCCACCACAATGGTGTCGTTTCTCCTGCACTACATCCTGTTCAATCAGAACATGAGCGTGGCTATCCTAGCCAACAAACTAGCCACAGCCCGTGAACTGCTGGGACGCTTGAAACTAGCCTACGAGTACCTGCCCATATGGCTACAGCAGGGTGTAGTGGAGTGGAACAAAGGCTCTATTGTGCTTGAAAACGGCTCAAAAGTGCTGGCAGCAGCCACTTCGTCTTCGGCTGTTCGCGGTGGATCATTCAACTGCATCATGTTGGACGAGTTTGCATATGTGCCGCAGAATGTAGCCGAAGAGTTCTTCTCGTCCGTGTATCCCACGATTACTAGCGGCAAAGAAACCAAAGTGATTATTGTGTCAACGCCCAAAGGCTTGAACATGTTCTACCGCATATGGGTAAACGCCAACAAGCGAACGGGCGAAGAGGGCAAGAACGAGTACTACCCTATTGAGGTGCACTGGAGCGATGTACCCGGTCGTGACGACGAGTGGAAAAAGCAAACCATTTCTAATACAAGTCTTGAGCAGTTCCGCACGGAGTTTGAAACCGAATTCTTGGGTTCGGTTCACACACTTATCCACCCTGAAAAACTCAAGTGCATGGTGTACCGTACTCCTGAATATTTGAATAATGAGGGTTTGCGTGTGTACGCTCGACCACAGCCCGATCACAAGTATGTGCTTGTGGTGGACACCTCGCGTGGTCAGGGGCAAGACTACCACGCTTTCAGCGTTGTGGATGTGACCCAAATCCCGTACCGAGTGGTTGCCACATTCCGAAACAACCAGTTGGCTCCCATGTTGTACCCTAATGCCATCTATCCCATAGCACGGCAGTACAACAATGCGTATGTGCTGGTGGAAATCAACGATATTGGTCAACAGGTAGCCGACATTCTGCACGACGATTTGGAGTACGACAATCTGATCTATGTGCAGATGCAGGGGCGAAAGGGACAGATAGTGAACGGTGGTTTCGGCAAGGGCGGATCGGCTATGAAGGGGGTAAAGACATCCACAGCCGTGAAGCGTATTGGGTGCTCTATTCTGAAAAATTTGATTGAGGACACCAAACTCATAGTTGAAGACTTTAATGTGGTGGACGAGTTGTGTACTTTTGTGGCTAAAGGCGACTCGTTTGAAGCCGAAGACAACCACCACGACGATTTAGCCATGACACTGGTGCTGTTTTCGTGGCTAACTACCCAAGCGTATTTTAAAGATATTACAGGCAGTGATATTCGTAAAGACCTGTACGAAGACCAAATGAAAAATTTAGAAGAAGAAATGACCCCTTTTGGGTTCGTGGACGACGGTTCTGACTCAACAACCGCCGTAGACGATAGCGGAACAGCATGGAATTGGGGCGACGAGCGGGGGTAAACCGCAGTTTACAGGAAAACACCAAATAATACATACAGGTAGAAGTACCGATACACACACCCCGTGCTTCACAGACTAAGGAGATTCCACAATGGCATTTAGAGTAAGCCCCGGCGTAAGCATCAAAGAAATCGACCTGACCACAGTTGTACCCGCAGTAGCAACCACTCCCGGCGGTTACGCTGGGTACTTCTACTGGGGGCCGTGCAAAGAAATCGTGACAGTTACCTCTGAAAGCGAATTGGCTGGCGTGTTTGGAAAGCCAGACAGCACCAACTTTGTGGACTTCTTTACCCCTGCCAACTTCCTACAGTACGGTAACAATATTCAAGTAGTGCGCGTGGTTGGTTCTGCTGCTACTAACTCTGCTGCTGGAATTGCTGGCGGAACTACTGGTCTTGATATCAACAACGAAACCGAATACGATGCGCCTATTGCTGCTGTAACTACTGCTGCAACAAATGGTGTTGTGTTTGCAGGCAAGTATCCCGGTGCGCTTGGTAATAGCCTAAAGGTAGTTGCTATTGCTGGAAACGGAATAACAACAGGACTTGCTATTAGTGCGGATGCTCTTGTGTTTGGTGCAAGTGGATTGACCTTGGCTAGTGCTAGCAACAAGACATTCAACTTTGCAAAGGGTGATACCATCCGTTTTGCTGACGGTACAACTGTACTATTGGACGGTGTAAACAGAAGCGATAACGGTACTGCTTTTACGGCAGTCACTCCAAGCAACAACGAATTCCCCGGAGTTACTTCTACTACTACTCTGCAATTGGTTTTCCAAAACCCAATTCCAAAGGCACAGGTTTCGGGCGCAACCTTTGAAGTCAAGAGTGTGTACAGCAACTATGTAAACACTGTTGCATCCACCACTAATTACGCAGCCGCACAAGGCGGTTCAGGTGACATGGTTAGCGTGTTGGTGTTTGACAACGATGGTAAGTGGACAGGAACTTCCGGAACTCTACTAGAGAAGTACGAAGCCGTGTCTCGCGCAACCGATGCACGAAACACAGACGGCTCAAGCAATTACTACAAGAATGTGATCCGAGATCAGTCCAACTACATCTACGGTATTCGCGCAGACCTAGCAGACAATACTGGTGGAATTTCCACCAAGAGCGACTGGACTGCTCTAAACGCAATTAGTGGTGCTCGTCTTGTGGGTAACGGTGTAGTTTCTGTGGTTCTTAGTAGCGGTGCAGACGGCACACCAACCGATGGAGAGCGTTGGAACGACGGTTGGAGTTACTTTGCTGACGCAGAAACCGTGGATGTGTCTCTGCTTCCACTAGGCAACGCTTCTGCCACTCTAGCCAAACTGGTCGTAAACAATATTTGTGAAAAGCGTCTAGACTGCATGGCATTTGCGTCTCCCGCATCTTCTGATGTGGTTAGCAAACTGCCATACGAAGCCTTGAACTCACTCAAGACCTTCCGCGACAGCACTTTCAACATCAACTCGTCTTACGCAGTTCTAGACAGCGGTTGGAAGTACCAACTAGACACCTACAACAATGTGATTCGTACTGTGCCACTAAACGCAGATATTGCAGGTCTAGTGGCTCGTACCGAGTTCACCAACGAAGCGTGGTTCTCGCCCGCAGGATTCAACCGTGGACAGGTCAAGAATGTGGTCAAGTTGGCGTACAACCCGTCAACTGAAGCACACCGCGACGAACTGTACACCCGTCAGATCAATCCTGTGGTGTCGTTCCCCGGCGAAGGCGTAATCCTGTTCGGTGACAAGACCGCACAGACTCGCCCAAGCGCATTCGACCGCATCAATGTGCGTCGTCTGTTCATCGTGCTTGAGAAAGCCATTGCCACCGCAAGCAAGTTCTTCTTGTTTGAGCAGAACGATGCGTTCACCCGAGCGCAGTTCAAGAACTTGGTGGTTCCCTTCCTCAAGACCGTGCAACAGCGTCGTGGCATCACCGACTTCAAGGTGGTGTGCGATGACACCAACAACACAGGCGAAGTAATCGACCGCAACGAGTTTGTAGCCGATATCTTCGTGAAGCCAACCCGCAGCATCAACTTCATCCAGTTGAACTTTATCGCCACCAAGACTGGCGTAAACTTCACAGAAGTTGGCGGCTGATCGTATAGATACTACGGATAACAAAAGGAGCAAATAAATGCCAGTAGATCCAAGCAATAACATTTCAGGATTTGTGAACGCCTTTGCAGGCGGTGGTGTACGCACAAACCTGTTCGTGGTCAACGGCACAATTCCGGGATATTCGGACAACCGAGCCATCTCGTTCTTGTGCAAGGCTGCTCAGATTCCTGCTTCGTCTCTAGGAACCATTGAGGTTCCGTATCGTGGTCGCCGTATCAAACTACCCGGCGACCGCACCTTCCAAGACTGGTCGCTCACCATTATCTCTGATGCCAACCTTGCGCTACGCTCGGCATTTGAGAACTGGAGTGCAATCTTCAACTCGCACACTTCCAATGTTGCTCCCCGCAACTTCATGGAATTCATGCCTACTTGGTCGGTTACTCAACTCCATCGTGACGGTGAGCCGCTGCGTAGTTACAGTTTCGTTGGCTGCTTCCCTGCGGATGTGGGAACCATCGACCTGTCTTACGAGAACAACGACTCTATCGCTGAATTCCCTGTGACTCTGAACTACTCGTGGTGGGAGGCTGCTCCGGGTGCTGCGGTTCCTGCGGTTGGCAGCGGTACAGGTATCAACCTGAACGGGCTACTACAGAACTTGGGCATCAACATCGGTATTGGCTTCTAATCCTTTCTAAAAAGGTATTTACATTATGGCAATCAACCTGTTCGGTTTTAGTAT